GCAGCAGCCCAAGTTTCTCCTATTGTTGTGTTAAATTTCTTTGAACTATTTTGAATTACAGCATTCATTATATCTCCTACAGTTATCTTGCTTAAAACAGAATAAAGATAAGCTGCACTGTTAGATGTATTCAAAGATACATTCTGATACTGGGCGTTTGCATTAACAATCGTCTGTAATGCTGCTAAATCTGCATCTGTTGTCCAATCTGCTGTTGTCAAAGTTCTTGTTCCAGCAGCCCATACATTTGTTGGGATTATAGTTGATAACCAAACAGCACTATTTGAAATATTAGATGAAATATTTTGGTATTGAGCATTTGCATTTGAAGTTGTCTGTGCGTTTGCTGTGCTTGTTAATAATGTTGCAACATCTTTAGAACAGTTACCTGTAATATTTTGATATTGTAAATTTGTATTGGCAACTGTTGGCAAGGCTGCAATATTAGTAAACATAGTAGCTTCATTTTTTGAAGAATTTGAAGTTATATTACTATATTGTGCATTCCAAATTGCTATCCTATTTGCTAACAAAGTGTCCCATTCTCCTGCTGTATCCATAGCAGCTGTATCAATTTCTATATCATCTACGTTTGTTGCCACCGCATCAGTATCGTGTGTAGCTCCAACAACATAAAAACTACCAACATAACCTCCAATAACTCCTTGAACTTTAGCATATACAAATAAAGGATAAGTGTTACCTGCTGTAAAAAAAGTTGAATTTACATTAAAACTGCCACAATAAAATCCTGTGCTATATTTAGTCAAATTTCCATCTGCAAGTTTAGTTCCGAAAACAGAATTATTGGTTACATTAAAAAAAGGATAACCTGAATCAGCATCCTTCAGACTTCCTGAAATATTATGTGTTGTAAGACATATTGTTTGGTTATTTCCTAAAGGGATAATAGTTTGATAAGATATAGGATTAACTAAAGGGATTAGTATTAGAAATACAAGTAATATAATGAATTTCTTCATTTCTTTATAAATAGTTAATTTCATTTTATAAATATTAACTAATTATTCCATCAGGTTTTCCATCAACTATACAACCGTCTATTATAGGACAAAAATATCCAACCTCTGCAGGTGGCGCTGCTCCAGCTTGAGAAACAATACAGCTTACAAGAGTAGAAACTTTATTCTTGCTTGTGTCATTTGCATAACACTGGTAACAACCTACTTTGGAAGTTCCTGCTGAAAACAAAGTTATGTTAGTATGATTTGCAGATAAACCTGTTCTTGTAACAGGTGTTTCATTAATCCAAGCACTTGTAAAGTTATTTCCGCACCAAGTTCTGCTTAATGCTGTTTCATCTGTAAAAGTTGTGTTTATCATTACATCAGTTCCGTTTAAAGGGGTTGTTGTGTTGGTTCTATTATTGGTGTAGGTTGGAGCGGTTGAGTCTCCTGCTACCGAAGTATTAACATAAATTGACCATTTGTTACCATTTGTTGTGTCTATATAATCCCAAGTAATCGGAGCAGGCCAAGTGTCAAATGTTCCAGAACCATAAGCATCGTGAAAAGTTGCTTCGTCATAAAAAAAGTTTACATTACTGCTCACATCTTCAGTCCAAAAACATAAATAATAATTAAGGCTATTTGATACGCTAAATGTTCCATCAGCAACTAAAGTTATCCACGCCCCACTTGGTGGTGGGTTGGTAAAACTTCCGTCGTCTTGCACTGTATGCCCTATATGGGTGCTTACTCCGCCAGAATCTTCACCATAAATTCCAAATTCATAATTTTTGGTTGCTCCACCAGGTGTGCTCACATAAGCAGTTAAACTTGTTACCGTTCCTCCATTTGTGCCAGATGCATACATAGTTCCTCTAAAAGTTTGGGTTGTATAATATCCACCTATTGTTGTATATCCAAAACTTGGGTCAATTATAATAGGATAAACCGCATTATCTAAAAACTCTTGACTGATTGTTATTTTTAATTTTTTATTTTCTATTTTTAAGTCTGCCCAAATAGTTTTACCATCAGCATCCATAACTAATGGCCTGTAAATATGAAATAATTTTCCTGTCTTGTATTCATTATCTCTTTTATTTGAAGAATAAACTGCATAACTTCCGACAATATTTTCAGGTCTGTGATTTATTATTTTACCTTCTGTATTCCAGCAGTCCGTTTCATTACAATTCTTATCCCCTTTACTGTTTAATGATGATTGATAATAACATTCCAAATCAGAATAATTCAAGTCAAGAACAACATAATTTACAGTTGGTTTTTGGTTTATAACAATTTCAAACTCAAACATCTCATCAGAGTTATTTTTTATTACAGGATACAAATTTACTTTGCCTTCTGAATAAGTTTGAGAAAGTTTGCCATTATCTAAACTTTTTGATGATATTGTAACAGGCAAAGAAATTTCTAAAAATTCTTCCCTGTTCCATTTATATAATTTAACTTTTGGCTTATCAGCATCTAAAACAGCATCCAATCCTTCAAACTCGTCTTTAACTGACTTGTATTCTATTCTTGTCAATATGCCTTCTTTAAAGGTTTCTTTCTGAACCCAATTTGCTTTCTCTCCAAACCACACAGGGTCTACCTCTCCATTATAACTTTTTACAGCCCACTTTACTGTATCGCTTGGATTAATTTTATGTCCTACTAACTTGTATTCGTATTTCTCTCCCTTGTTCCATCTCAACACATAACTGTATTTGTAATAAAAAGGTTGAGATAAGTTTAAAGGTTTCCAGCCAACTCCACAATCTTTATAAGTTTCAGGTTTTGTAACTCTTCCGTCTTTCTTGCAGAAGGCATAGTCTTTTATCTCTGGACTGAATGAAAGTTCAGTTGCTTCAGGATTATAGAAATAAATTGTCTTGTTTTGACTTGTAATATTGATAAATGATATGCACTCAACACCGCAAGTTATGTTTCCAGAAGTCTCAACTAAAATATCAGGCCTGCTAATAGCCCATAAAATTAATGAGGTTATAGTTAGAATAGTTGTTCCAATTCCTATTTTTTTGGTTAGAGTTGTTGTCATTCATTTGTATTTATTTTCTTTTGCTTTCTTGATTGCAGTTCCTACCATTTTGGCTGCTCTTCCATAATATTTTGCTGCTTTTTCATATTCTCCTTTTGCTTTTGCCTCATCGCCTTTCTTTTTATAGTAATTGGTTAATCCAACAAATCCTTTTCCCCATTTTAACTTGGCAAGTATTACAATAGCAATTGCAATCAATCCGCTTAATATTCCCAAGATGATTTCAAGAGCATAATCTTTTTCCTCAATTACAGGGCAATCTTCCTGTGAATCAACTTCACTTCCATCAGAACAAATATATTTTTGTGGTTGTTCAGGTTGTTTTGGGCATCCACTTGGATGAATTACTTTGCTTCCATCCCAACATATATAAAATTCTTCAATTTGCTGTGAAGGGCAATCATCTTGATTATCAACTACATTCCCATTCCAACAGACAAATTTATTTGTGTCTAATATATTAATCTCTATTGTTTTCATACCTATTGTTTCAAGATGATAGATATAAGTGCATTCAGGAGCAAAATCGCAGACTTTTACCTCTATCTGGTCTCCATTACTATTTCTCGACTTGGCATATAATTCCTCTTTGAAATCGCTGTAATCAAACATTCCTATCCCGTCTTTGATTGCCAGGGAAGGAACTTCTTTTTTAGTTAATATCTCTCCTGAATCCAGATTAGTTGCAGTAGCATCAAAATTGATGGATGCTCCATTTAGCTTTACAAATATCTTTACAGGAGCAGGAACTGGTGGCTGCGCTATCACTATTCCTATTAAAATCAATCCAATCAAAAATGCAATGAGTTTTTTCATATTATCACCTATGGATTGAATGTTTGATTTATATCTGTTCCAATCCAAGTTAAATTCCAATCACTCCATAACCAGAGTGCCTCAAAATCTGTCAGATTTCCTACTTCTGTATTATTATTTAAACTTGAATTATATACATAAGGGATGGTATATTCGTGCGCTGAGTTATTAAATACATTGAAATCAGTTATATTAAACATAATAGGCCCGCCCCCTTCTGCACTTCCATTTACTTTGGATGCTTGTTCATATCCAAGACTCCAAGTATTTGAAGAATTCATAAAATCAACAACTAAGTCTCCCATTTTTTGAGACTGCCATAATCCAACCCAATTATCTCCCTTGTATATATTCTTTACATATGCCTGTTGCAAGGAAGTATTCCTATTCAAAGTTGTTCCAATTGCATCATACAGATGGACTACATCTCCAAAAGTAAGGATATGTTCTGATGAAGTTTCAACTCCCGGACTCCAATATTTCCAAGATTGTGAACTTGAATTCCACCAATAGACATAATCAGCTGAACTGTTTGTTCCAATATTCTCCATAGTAATCTGTGAATCCCAAATTGAATAAAGTGTCCATCCTGAACAAATTTTCCAAGGGAATGTAAAGGTATATGATTCTGTGTCATTGCATTTGCCTGATTTATCACAGACAGTAAAATTATAAGAAACAGTATCTTTGTTATTCATATTTGATACATTAAAAGTATGTTTTCCGGCAGTCTTGAAATCACTGTTGGAACTGTTTGTCATTTTATTTGCGGTTCCCCAGTGGATTGTTGCATTAATTGGTTCAGTTGTTCTTGTAGCATTGAAAGATACAAGCATATTATCGCATCCACTTGGAGTATATGAAATATTATCTGCTGTTGCATTAAAAGATGGTGTTGCACTATCTACATATATCCATTGAGTTGAACTATTTTTCCTGTGATTTACACTGTCATTGCAATCAAAATAATAACTCCAATTTCCATCTCCAATCGTGGTAAGGGTGAGCATATCAGGAATTCCTGTGTTCATAGATGTATTTGTGGAATTTAATATTTTTGCAGGAGTTGTCAAATTCAGATAAGCATCACATTCATCAAGGTTTGTGTCCGTTGCAGTATAATTTATTGAATATGTCCCATCAGTATCAAAAATACCATTAGGGGTATTTATAGTTACTGCCGGGAATATAGTATCAACCGTTATAGTATAATTTTGTGAAGACCATCCGTATATGTCTAAAGGATGCAATGATTCATAACAATAAACGCCCCATTTGGTTGTTGTATCATCTGCAAACTGATAATCAAAAGCCCAACTATTTGTGCTACTATTTGTTATATAATCTTTTCTTGAACCCCATCCGCCAGATTCATTTGTATAAAGACTGCATACAGCTTTGTCATTATTTATTCTTAATCCATCAATAGTAAAATTAACTGAATTGATTTCTGTTGAACTATTAGCCCCATTAATAGGATGTGTTAATTTTGCATCAGGAGGTATTTCTACATAAAGAGTTCTATTAGTTCCCAGGGAACAATTACTTATTCCGTTTTTCCCTGAAGTATCATTTATCTCACAGGCATAACAAGCCCAATTTATTACTGCGTGGTCTACAAGTCCAGTTACAATGAATCCTGCACTTGCAGAATCACCAACTGAATTAACCATAGTTAGATTATCTACTGCTCCAAATGTTCCTGATGAATTTGTATATAATGATATGTTGGTTATATTCCAGTTTGCAATGATAGGAACATTATTTGTAAGATTGTTTATATCAAAAGTCTTATTGTTGATAGGATCAATATAACCTGTCAGATTTGTTAGATTATAAGAACTTAAATTTGTCTTTGGTGGAGTAGGATTTACTGAACAATTAAATGTAACAGTATCATTAGTGCTGTAATAATAATTAGGAGGGGCATCTTTTATTATAGTTAATGCAGCACCAACTACAGAAATCATTATTAATGCAAATAATACCCAGATTATTTTTTTCATATATTCACCGCCGGTGCATTCGTAGTTGAAGCATCTACACAAGTGATGGTAATTCTTCTTCCGCCTGAAGCAGCAATTGTGTGGATAGAAGAGCCTGATCTAATACCTGACACAGTTATATCGATTATTTCCCCTACATTGACATTAGCCATTGTTCCATTATCAGTTCCATCTGAACTTAGTTTGCATAAATCAACAATGGCTTCATCTGATGTTGGCTTTAAATTTTTGTAATAACCTGTAGTCCTGTTTTTAACATTGATATAAGAAAGTGATGTAGATATGCTTGTCCCACCAGATAGGATTATATTAAGTGGATAAGTTGTTATGACAGTTGAAGTTCTTGGCATTTTTTATGTTAAAAATAACCTCACGATTGTATCAGCAGTTAAAGTCCTTATTACAATGCTTCTTATTTCCTCTATATTTTTTGTTATGCTGAATCCTGCAGTTGTTACAGTTATAGGATTTCTGAAAGTGATTCCATTCCATCCGACTATATTCACAGTTGCACTTGGTCTTAATACAAAACCTGTTGCATAACATTGTCCGCCTGTTGAATTAATTTTTGAAATATATTTTGTAGTAGCATTCTCTGTTCCGGATTGCCCTATATAAAAAGTTACATCACTTGCTAACGCTATAGTTTCCTCAAAATTATTTGGAAATCTTCCGTCATTATGGATTGGGCTTGCCATTTAAACTCTTTTTTACTTTTTCTTTGTTTTCTTGGATTTTGCAGGTTTTTCTAATTCCTTTTTTTCTTCTTTTTCTTTTATTTGTTTGTCAGCAAAATAATCTATCAGTCTTTTTAATCTTGTTTTATTTTCCTTGACAAATCCTGCGATTCGCTTATCATCAATCTCGAACCATCTCGAATTTACCTGAATCATATCATTCAGATTATAGGATGCATTACCTCTGAGAAATTCAACTAATTTTTCCGGAAGTTCAGTTCCTGCCTTGTATATCTTGCCGTCGTGATGAACATCACATACCGCTTTTGTCATTTTGCACCTACTGTGTCCTTAATTTAGCAATGAAATTGATATCAGTATCTGCTGTAATATCCGCAGCTGCATCATCAGTCAAATTTAAAGTTACTGTTGAACCTGAAACTGTTGCTGTGCAAATTGCATCATCATCATCTTCGGCATTGACAACGCAGTTTGCCAATTGTCCATATGGTAATGTAAAATAATCGTCATTGCTTCCATTCACTTTCCCATATACTACTGTAGGATCGCAGGAAGGATAAAATATTGTGCTTGTTGTTCTATCAGCCATAAATTATCACCTTTTGTTTATTATATTTGAAAAAAAAAAATAAAAAAAAAAATTATGTTGTAAGCAAACCAGTAATCTTGTATATGTGGTTTGGATTCTCACAGACAACTGCAAAGTATGTCTTGATGAATCCTTTCTTGGAATCTGTGGTTTTTGCCAAATCTTCGTAAGTTGGTGCTGTCAAGATTGCTGCATAATATGCCCTCATATCTATTACAATGATATATCCGTCAGGACAATCTTTGTCTGAATGGATTGGGATTGCATCAAAAGTAGGCAATCCTTCAAATCCTGCTCTTGCAGATGTGGACATAAATCTCTGTGCTGGGTCAAGCATTCCAAGAATCTTGTCTCTCTGTATTGGGTCGCAAACAATTATCAAATCTTCCCTGTTTGCCCCATTTTTTTCAGGAGTTCTTATTGCTTTTCTCAGTAATGGTTTGTCTATGTTTACACTTGATTGTGCATCATCAGTTCCCTGCAAAGTGTCATAAGTTGCTCTTGCGTGTCCATATAAAGTTGCATATGTTCCGCCATCATCTCCAATGACTTCAAGCCCGAGTATTTTTCCACCATCTGTTGCTCCATAAGAAGTTCCGTATAAATCAACATTTATTCCTGAAAGCAAATCAGCAGATGCCCTTTGTATGTTTTGCGCAAAGACATCTCCAATGCTTCCTCTCGTTTCTGCCTCTGTCAATCCTGAAACTTCAACTGACACTCCATACTGCATAAATGGAATCTGGCATTTAAGCATTTTTGCGTGATACCCTGTTATTGTTGGATTTTCATCATAATTATAAGTGGATGAATCTCCACCCATTCCTTCAATCCTTGTTCTCCAAATCCTGAATCCGTATCTGTCACTTCCAATATTAGAAACATCTTTCTTCTTCATCAGTCCCCACAAAGTATGCTTGTCATTTAAGTGGGATATAATAACCGGATCATAAATATCGTTCAGTTCTGCTGCGTTCTGGTAATAATCAGTATCACTTACTTTATTGGTATCGTGTTCTAACTGTGCCTTGTATTCAAAGTGCTTTAGTTCAATGTTCTGCAGACCATTTCCTGTTATATCAAAACTTTTTCCTGCTTTCTTGAATTCTGTGCTTCCTGCCATTCTTTTTGTTATTCCATATGGATGCAGTTTCTTGTGCAGTTTTGCAGCTGCATTATATTTTACTTCAATATCTACTTTATCTTTTTGCACCAATTCCCTGAAATTCTTCAGTTCTTCACTAAAGTCAGACGGCTTGTCACTGAATTTTTGTTCCGGGTTGATGTAAGGTTCTGTCCTTGGCAGATTTTTTATTTCTGCTTTTATCTGTTCCACAATAACAGACTTTAGTTCAGCCTCTTGTTTTGATTTGATTTCTTTTTCATAGGTATCTCTGCCTATTTTTTCGAAATCTGGTTGAGACTTAACCTCAACTTTATCTTTAGTTTCAACTTTTAGTTCTTCCATTATTCCACCTGTTTTATTTTCTTTTTTAACATCTATCCCATCAGGGATATGAATATCATTGATAATAAATCCTTCTAAATGCTTTGCGCAGAATTGGGCATAAGCATCCGGGTTCATAGGCCTTCCTGTAACTGCCATTCCAACCACATCCCAAGAACTTATGTATCTTGGGGAATCTGCTGTCCCTTTGTGTTCTATTGCAGGAATTGCCTCATTTGTCCTGTATTCAACAGAAAAGGCATCCAAGAATCCTCTTTCAAGAGAATTTTTTATTTCAGGAAAAATACTCAAAGAATCATTAAGTTCAAATTCAGCATAGGCTTTAGTCCCATTCTCAATAAGTTTAGATGTTCCATTAATACTTTTTCCAATTGGAACCATAGTTGGCCTTCCAGTTAAAATCTCCTGATGGTCATACCCTAACTTGATTGGTTTTGTGTTAAGTGTCTCAACCAACTGTCCTAATGCTCTTTCAGAAACAATATCATATCCTAAATCCTTATTAGAACTTGATACAACCCCAGTCAGATAAAATTTCTCTATCCCGTCTTTCAGATGGGATTTTATCTCAATCTTGTCCGAAAAGAAAAAATTTTTTCCAGAATCCATTATTTTTGATTTGCAGATTGCTATTGCGTGTGATTTCCTTTCTTTCTCGTCGGGATATTTATCCTTCAATGTAGGCATAACCTGTGTTACGCAGGATTCAATCTTAGTATCCTCTTCAGGAGTTGTTCCACCATATGGCATATTAGATAACTATAAGTTATGTTCAGTATATAAATAATAATTATACTTTTGTGAATCCAGAAGGATTTTTGTTTCTTGTTTCCTTTCCTTTCTCTTTCCTGTATGATTCAGTTGCAGCGCCTTTTTCAATTTGTTTGTTATCCATTTGAGGCGGAGGAACACCTATTCCTTGGGATTGATTAAATTTTTCATTTGCTTTTTCTAAATCTGCATCTTTAATGTATAATTGTCTCATCAAATAATTTTTGTTTAACTGCAGGTCATATCTTCCTAACTGATTATTGATCTCCCTTACATTTGCAATGGCAAACTGATTTCTTTGCTGTTCTTTTATTTCATTTGTTTTCCAAGCCTGATTGAATTTTATATCAACATCAAAATATTCATTAAATAATTGCGTGTTAAGCCATTCTTCCCATCTGTCCTGATGTTCTGCTATCTTGCTCCAATAACCTTCATTAGCCAAATCATCTCCGCCGGTGGAAACTTTTACAGTAGCACCGATTATTGCAGCAACCCTGCTTACAGGCATATTATTTGCCAATGCAAGAACAGAAGTCAGATAAATTGCCAGTTCCCTGAATTCCATATCCTTAGTAACTCCTGAACCTATCTTTGTTGCTTCCACTTCCCCTGTGAAGACCAATTGCCCGTGTTTGCTTTGTGGATGCTTGTATTTCTGCAATAATTCCTTTAATTGCTCGTGATTGGAACTTCCTGCCATTTCATTAGGCAAGACAAACATCCAATCAGGAACACCGCCATTCTTGAAGAAATTTCCCGCATAATCCTTTAAATATCCTAAAGTGGACATTTCAGAAAGGCAGGCCTGTGTTGGAGAGAATCCATAAACTTTTCCTTTTATAGTCATAAGTTTTGCGTGTATTATCTGTTCAGGAGACCACTTTATATCCTGTTGCCCTTGGACAGACTGCTTGAAATAAGTAATCCTCTTTCCATCGTGGATTATATTCATTGTCGTAGTCGGAACGTGCTTTATTGCATTAATATAATCTTCATCAATCAAATCCTGCGCTTTTATCTCAAATCTCTTCGTTGAACTTATCTTGGTTATTTCCTCATTTGAAGGAATTCCTTTCCACAGGTAAGCATCACCATAGACGAGCCAATCCCACAGGCAATATCCAAACTGATCCTTAAAAAAGTTTTTCTTGCAGAAATCCATTGCTTTTTTCTTTTGTTTCTCAGTTTTGCCTTCGAAATGGAATCCATCTGCCTTAATATCAGTAACTATTGCATTAAGTATTGCAATTGCTTCTGGTGTCCTTTCAATCCACCAGTCAAGATTGCTGTATGTTGCTGCAGGTTTTGTTGTAATATAATCTACAACTGCAGTAGGCTCATTGAAAAACGGATAGTTTGTAACAGTTTTTTTAAGATTGAACAGCATTTCAGCCTCCTAATTTTTTTTTTATTGAATTATAAGTGTTGTCTATCTTGACAGAATGCTCCCATAATTTTTTCTTTATTTCATCTAAATCCTGATTTTGCAGTAAAAACATTAAATCCTCTTTGAAATACATCAAGTCAATCTTCTGTGATTTTATATTCTGCTCTTGGAGTTCCACTTCCCTTTCCAGTTGCGTTTTTGTCTTGATATTGCCCCATTGGTCTTTTTCCTTTATTTCAGAATTCAACTGCAATTTCCTTTCCTTTTGATTTGCAATTCCTAAATTAATCAGGATTTGCGTATATTCTATTTCGCTCAATAATTCTATTAATCTTCTCCTGTCCTGCAGGAGTTCAATATGGAAATCCGCTGCTTTCTTTTCTTTTATATTCTGTTCTTCCATCAGTTTCACCTTTTCAGTTTTAATTGCCCTTTTATATACACTTCCTCATAAACCTTGGTAACCATCCAATAAAGCATTCCCAACCCTACTATATTGATTATTGCCCTTGGATAACTATTAGGAATATAAAATGGAATTATTGCAATACTAATCAGGAATCCGGTAATTAATAAATCAATAAACCAAGTTAAAAGAGATTTGGCCCATTGCCCTAAAATATCATCAATATAGGTCTCTTCTTCCATTATCCCTAAATACACAAGAAAATCCTTCAAAAACAAAATTAATGGTTTTTTTATCTTTTTCTTAGGAATTTCGGGGTTTTTTTGTGTTTTTTTAAGTTTTTTTACAAAAAAGTTCATTTTTTTTTAAAATAGTTTTTAGTATTTTATAAATAATAATCATATCCATTCATATTCTTTCTTTTCTTCATTGAACACAAAGTTTTTGCCTTTTTTGTCAATCTTGTTATTTTTTATAGGTTCATTAGGAATTACTGTAAGGCTTACAGGAACATATCTCCTGCTTAACCCCCATACCATCAGGGCCAGGGCATCGCATTCATCATCGTGTCCGCCTTCAGGGGCGTGAAGTTTTATATTGCCTGAACTTGTATATTCATACTCAAACAATTCAAGCTGATTGATTAATTCCTTTTCATCAGGAATCAGGACTTTCCTTTGCTCGAGATGGATTTTGAGATTAGAGAATATGTCTGCCTTGCTTTGTATTGAAAATTTAAATGGCTCTACTATTGCCCCGGATTCCTTTAAAACATCACTTGGAGCTTCACCTACACCTGTAGCATCAAGAACCATTAAAGATGGCTTGTAATTTGTGTTTATGGTCTTTAATTCGCCTATTATGCTTGAATAATCCGTCCCAAGAGGTTTGACTATCCTTTTGAGGACAGTTATAGTATAATCCTCTTTAAGCCTGTCTATCTTGCCAATCATTATGATTGCTTGGTCGTTTATCTTTCCAAAATCAACACCAACAACAATTCCAGATTCTCCCTTAACGCCTAATCCTGCATTTTTGGATATACAGTGTTTTATATCATCTGGATTGAAGTAAGCTGCTTGTGAAGCTACGAATTGCGCTTCATACTCAGACTTGAATTCCATTGCAGTCATTCTTATCCTTTTTTCTTCCATCTCTTCTTCTGTTTTCTTTGGATTTGCCCTCCAATCAAACTGATACACCTGCCAAAATTTTGAATTGTAGCATTCCCAGAAAAATCCCCTCTTGCCATTAGGAGTAGATAATAGCATTATTTTTCCATTAGTTGCCTGTGTCATTGGCTCTATTACCTGATTGAAGATATAATCCCCGTTCTCTATGAATGCTGCCTCATCTACTATAACCAAATCTGCAGCATAACCTCTTGCAGCATCTGTTGCCGGAACTGAGATAATCCTGCTTTCTGTATTGCTCTTGTAATTTTTTAAAGTAATTTCTGATTTGCTTTCCTTTTCTTTGATTACTATCTTGAAGAAAGGATATTTATCACTTGACCTTATCAAATCCTTTATTTTCTTTATGAATTCTATTGACTGGGGTTTTGTATTCGAAATGACGACGACAGTGCATTGGTTGTGAAAAAAAGCAAATTGGAATGCTATTATTCCTGCTGAAGTGGATTTCCCCGTTTGCCTCGAAATAGCGAGAAGAATTCTTCTTGCCTTATCATTTAACAATAAATCCTGAAAAGGATAAACTTTGAATGGATTATTTGAAGAATCCCTAAAAAAATAGTAAGCAAACAAAGTTGGATCTTCTTTTAACTTGTAGAAGAAAGGCTTGTTTAATCTAATAAGATTATCAAAATCCCTGAACTTGTCTTCAGTTCTTTTCTTGTCCTCTTCCGTTATCTCCTGCTTCATCTTTATTATCCTTGAATTCCGCCTCTTTTACCTGCTTGGCCTGTGTCTCGACTATATCCCTAAACTGCTCGAATGTATGTGTCATTTCCCCTTGAATCTTGATTCCCTCATCCTGCCTTCGCATCTTGTCAATCAAGGTTATAAGATTTTTGCTTATATGATGATAATCCTTGTCGAGTTCCCCAGTCTGCCAATATTTATTGTAAAGTGAATCATCAAGAAATTTAAGTTTTAATAATTGTTCTAATTGAAAAACCCTCGGCTGTGTCTTTGCTAATTCAAATGCCTCTTTTAAAAACAAGACTTTTTCAGAACAGATATTATTGACGTGTTTTTGCTTTCCTTTTAATCCGTGACGGCATAGTTCAGTATACAGACGGACAATATTATTGAATGCTTCAATCCGCCAATCCATACTCCTGATTTTACCTTTTTTAACTGCCTTCTCATCTCAAAATCAGAATATTTCTCTTTCGGCGCTGGAACAGGTATCAGGTTTCCATTCATACTCGTAACTCGATAGTTACTTGTATATAAATAAGAATCCAAAAGTTTATATATAACTTATAGTTATCTGATAGATAGGTGATAATAATGGTTGAACCAAGAACAATTTACGCTGCTGCTATGAGAAACAACAGCGGATTCCTGATTTATATTGGAAAAGAAGATGCAGATGCCCTGGGTCTGCAGGATCGTGATGAGATAAAAGCAGTTATCAGCAAGACAGGCAGGGTTAAGGAAAAAACATCCGGATTGAATTTCAAGAAGAGAGATGATAGTTCCATCCGAGAATGAGGACGGGGTTTTTTATCATATAGATATTGCTTTAAGAACCTGCACCTGCCCTGATTTCCAGTATAGAAGAAAACCCCATTACCCGTGCAAACATATAAAGAGATGGTTGGATAATGAAACTCAAAGATGAGATATTAACTTGGGAAAAATTCAAGAAGAAATTACCATCAGAATCTATAGAGGAAGAAGAGGAAAATTTTTTTATGGTAAAGACGAATAAGCAGATTGAGATTGAGGAAGAAATAAAAAAAAGAAAAAATGGAACATAAAAAAGGAAGTTTGGCAGAAAAATTTGTATTACAGGAATTAAAGAATAATGGAATTAAATGCAAGTCTATGGGAAAAGCCTATTATGACATTCTCATTACTTCAAAAGGCTCATTAATAAAAAGGATAGAAGTGAAATCCTGCAGTATTGCTGTAAAAGGAAAAAACGGCAGCAAGATAGACTCTTACAGGTTCGGCAGGTTCAACTTTGAAAACCAAAAGCAAAGGAAGAAATTAAGGAAAGTCTGGGCTTATGTGTGTTTTGTCGTGAGATGGAAGGAAAGATGTTTTATAATAGGGTTCATAAATTTTAATTCTTTGACGATAAAAAGCAGGTTTATAAGATTAAATGAACTGCGGGATTACAACATTATCGAGCCAAATGAATTTTATAAATTAATAAAACATATAGAGATAAGAGATGATGCTTTATGATGAGAAAACAGCCCTGTGAATATTGCAACTGCAAAATAATCAAGATAAGGAAATTTTTTATAAAAGGATTTCCATTCAGCCCAGAGCATATAGAACGAGTTTATGAAGAAAAATGCAACGGCTGTGATGCCCTGCTCTACGGGGAAAGCATAAGCATAAAATAAAAAAAAAAGAGATGAGATTATGAAGGTTTATTTAAAGGATTCAGAGGAATACAGGGAATTGAATAAATTATTTCCGGAATTGAACATATTAATAGAAAAATTAAAAACATACAAGAAGGTTAATACAAAAGAGGAATACAATCTATTGATAGACAAAATCTTTCCTACTATTTTATTTAATTGTTCTGATAGTTTTAAAGAAATTATTGTTTTATTGGATAATTATGTCATAGA